TGGCGTGGTTTGAGATCACCCGTGAGCATGTTTTTGTGGTGATCCCGCAGGCGCTCATTGGGCGTTGGATTGCGGTTGCCTCTCATTCGAGCTCCTTGTAAAAACGCCAGTCAAAAATTTCCTCGCGGACCTGGATGCCGAAATAGACAACCCAGCTCCTGGTTGATTGCCACCAACGGATTGCGAAAGGCTGCCGCCTGTCCTTGATGAAGTAATCAAGCCAATCGACATTGGATAACAGCTGTGAGTGCTGGTCGCTGGTCAGGTTTGCCTCCTCAGCCACCTTGTTGATGAAATCCTTGGCCCTTCTGACTGCTTCATCCTCGCTGACCCTGCTGGGTTGAAGCTGGATAAACCAGTGGCGTAAAAAGCGTTTCATTCGTTCTCCCCTTCGTAGAGGTGACGGATGCAGAGCATGTAACCAGTCCAGAACATCTGGTTTGGCTGGTCGCCATCTTTGACGGCGCGCTCAAGGTTGGTTTGGGCGTCATGCGCCAGGCGTTTTAGATCGTCCATGGTGAGAGTTAGAAGTGGTTGGTCGGGTCGTCCCATAGCTGCCTCAGCTGTTGGGTTCCTTCGTTGAACTCGAACGAGCCTGCATAGCCTTGGCGGCCAAGCATGCGGTTCTTGAGACAGAAGGAGTGAGTTGTGTTGGTTCCCCTCTTGCGGGAGAGGGCCCAGATCACATCGGCTAATTGCACGATTGAGTGCGAGCCGCGCACGTCATGAAGTTCCGGTTGGCCACCGTCCTCCATGTTTTTGTGTTGGCTTGAGCCACGGTTGAGGTGGCTAATGGCAAACACCGTGCATTTGGTTGCAGCAATAAAGCTGCGGATCTTGGTGATCAGCGCGTCCAGGTGTCTGGTGTCTTGCGCAAGGCCGGAACCGACAATGGTTAGGTGATCCAGGTAAATGTGTTTGCAACCCAGGGCGCGGACCATGTAGGCCATGCGGTTGAGGATCACATCGGAATCAATCGACCCAAAGTGATCAAATAACTCAAGCCTTCCGCCTTGGGTAACAAACTTGTCAGCGTCGCTAATAGCGCTTAGCTGATCATCAGTCAGGCCTAGATAGCTGCGGCGGGCATGAAGCTGGACACCGGCTGCCATCCCCACAAACCGGTAGATGGCTTCTTCTGCTGTTTCCTCCAGGCCAATCCACCCCACCTTGATGCCACGTTCCATATCCCCAAGGGCGAGGGCACGAGCGAAGGTGGTTTTACCAATGCCGGAGCCGGCTATCAGGATCTGAAGGTTGTTGTCCCAGAAACCCTGTGTTTTGTCGTTCCAATAGTTGAAGGCACAGGGAACAACTGAACGGTTTGGGGCTTGGAGAGCCACTCCCGAGTAGGTAGAGGCGCTGCGGATGCCATCCGGCCGGATCTCTTTAGCTCCATGGACAGCATCCTTAAGCGCTTGGCTGCCGAGCTCCTGGAGTTCTTCATTGCAGTCCTTTCGCGTGAGCACGACACGCCGGACCTGGCCTGCCTCGAAAAGCGAGACCAAGGCAGTAGCTGCGGCCTTGCCCGGTTCGTCCATATCAGTGGCGACATAGACGACCTTGAACTGGTTGAAGAAATCAAGGTGTTTCTTGACAAAGTTGGCGGCTGATTGCGCTCCCGAGGGAACAGAAATGCCAACAACTTTGCCACTTGTAGCGTGAAAGATAGAAGGCGCATCGTATTCACCTTCACAAATCGCGATAGCTTCATGTTTCTGTGGTGATGCAAGGTGTGCACCGAAACCCGCCACGTCTTTTGGTTTGCCGTGCCATCGAATCATCGACTTATCGGCGTTCCTGACTTTCTGGGCGATCACATCACCCGACGAATCTCGGTAGTTAAAGACGGTGTTGCCATCGTCAGTGCGTTGAACCCCGTATTGGTCCAACACTCGCCCTGGGATGCCGCGGAAATAATCCTTCCACGGTGTTGATGCCGTGGTGATCATTGGCCGAATAAAGTCCGGCAGGGCAATTTTCTCAGGTTTGGCTGCTTGGGTTGTGGCTCCGCAGGAGAAACAGTGCGTGTGCCCGTCGTCATATTCAGCAGCAGCATCAGAGCTGCCACAACTGGGGCAAGGGATGTGACGAACAAACTTGCTTTCACTCATCTCCTTCCAAAACGACGGGGGTAACGCTCCAGTCTTTGCCTGCTTTCCACACGGCCCGCTCATGGGTGCGCCAGGTATTGCCGCACTCTTTGCAGACGCGATAACGCCAGATCAGCTGTTCTTCCTGGTGCGTCTCAATCACGCGGGTGACTGAGGCACCGCAACTAGGACACTTCATCGTCAATCCAGCAAACTTTTAGATAGATGTGTGCATCAGCCTTTGACGCCTTGAACCACTTCATCGCGATATGCGGCACCACTTTTACGTTGTCATCGACAATCACCAGATCAACGATTGCGTCCAGTACGGACTTCAATTTGTTGTCTAGATCGCCTTGCTGTGGCCCATAGAAATGAACGCACATCACATTCACGTGATTGAGCGGGGGCCAGACCCACCACTCCCCGACAAAGGCCCGGAAGTTGAGCTTCCAGGCTTTGTACTTCGGGTCGTTGTAGGCGTTGCCGTGAAAGCGTGGCCGTGGTGCTGATTTCGGGATGACTGGGATGTAGCAGTCAGCCGTCTTGATCTTGCTCAAAACGGCAGCTTGCACTCGTCTGCTGGGGGCTCGTCGGAGATAGCGACGGGCATCGGGCAATTAGCGTCTGCGTCCGGCTGCTTGTAGCCAGAAGCCACCACCTCAAAAGGATCAGCCGCCGGGGCATCGTTCGACGCATATTCGACCAGCTCGATCACTTGCAGGTGGGTGGGCTGCATGGTGATGCCGCAGCCGCTAGGTCCAGACCATCCATAGACGGTGTATCCGATGCGAACTTTGCTGCCGTTGCCGATCAGCGCACCACGCCAGGGCTGCTTGTTGGCATCCATGACGGTGGGCCCTGGGCTCTTGGTGCCGTCCTTGCGTGTGAAGCAAGGCAGCTTGAACTTGGCGCAGGCTTTCTCTTTGTCGTCCTTATCGACTCCGATGGAGAGCCAATAGGTGTGGCGCTTGGCGTTGTCGCCGTGTTCTTCGACGAAATGCTGCTCAGCGGCCTGCATCCAAGCCATGTGCTCGGAGTCCTTGGGGTCGAGGATCAGCTCGCAGCTCCACGTTGGGTTCTTGGTGGGCTCGAACTTGTTTTCCTCGGCCTCGCCGAGCATCTTGCACCACCGAGCCTCGGCGATCGGTGTGCTGAAAAGTTCGCTCATGTTGTCGTGATTGAGGACCCGCAGAGCTTATGCTCATCGGCCCTGTAGAGCAACCCCTATTTAGGGATTTGCTACTACCCAAATAAATACGGGTTAGACCCAATTTGACCAATGGTCAGGGTGCCGTCGTAAGGGGGATCAGGCAGCTCTATCCCAGTCCTGGTCTGCAGTTCTTCCTTGATCATCATGAGCCAATTGGGCTTATACAGCTCGCGGAACTGAGACATCAACGACATATGGAAGTCAGAGGCGTGATGGGCCTGGACACTGAAGCAGTCGTGATTGGCCACGAGCGGGATGCCTTTCATTGCGGCGTCGTAAGCGACGGACTGGGCAAAGGCGGCATCAAAGCAATGAGTCAAGTTGGCGCCAATTCCTTTGTTCGCTTGCGTGGCGCTGAGTGCTGACTCCCACAGCTGATCTTGGATGTTGGAGCTGATCTTGGTGCCATACAGCCGGGTCACTACCTTCTGCGTGGTTGGTTGCCGGTCAGCAATGCGCATCGGCCAGCCCATGGGCGTCGTCCACTCCAGCGGGTAGCCCTTGGGCATGAGCTTCTTGGTGAGCTTGCGCATCCATGCCTTCACCTCCAGCACGGGGCTGATCATTGCCTTGAGTTCAGTCCACATGACGGAAGCCATGTATTTGCTGGGCACTGCCACGCGATAGCCGTACTCGCTGATGGGGACAAAGCCGTAGTGCTTATCGAGGCGATCGACCAAGCCATCTGCAATCGACATCCAGCTGCCGCCATAGGGAGCAGCCAGCACTGGGCCTTTACATAGCGACCGATCGACGCCGTGCTCCAGCCAGAGGTGTGCCAGGGCCTGCTCCTTGGGCGCACCAAACTCCAGATCATGCTTGAGGTGTTTGATCACCTCGGCTGCCACCTCTTCGTAGAGATCGTGCGGGGTGGTGCCATGCAAGTTGCATGCCCGACCAATGCGAGCGTTGCGTGTGAGGGCCGCCAGGATTCCGCAGCCACTGGTGGTTTGGTCAAACCGGACAGGGCAGCCTGTGCGTTGCCCGCGTACGGCATCGCGTAAGCCAACGCAGGTCTGCAGGAACTGCCAGGGGTCTGCTGCATCACGCCACAACTCCAGCCTGTTTAGCGGGTCATCGGCCGCGGCCATCATTTGATAGAGATGGTTTTCTGCCCAGGTGAGGCGTTCGCTCCAGCTCTTACGACTCATGCCGTAGTGGCCAGCAGCAGCCATGAGCAGCAGCTTTTGTGAGTCCTGGTTGGCGCTGGTCGGCAGAAACGACAGCTGGGCCTTCTCGTGGTCTTGGCCCTGGGTGGTAACGAACTTGTTGCCGGTGTACATCCGGCCTCGATAGTCGGCATGCCATGACTGCCAGACGTGGCGGCCGGCCAGCTCCTCAGCAGCCTGCAGGGAGCGCTCGATCTTGACCCGGCGTGGCCTGTTCACCTCGCGGTCGCGGTGGGCCATAGCGGCCAGCCTGTTGCGGTCGCGCAGTTCGGCATCGGTTGGGTTCGACCCAAGCCGGGGTGGTGGCTCGATGGGATCCCTGCTGCAGGGGAACAAGCCATTTATCCCGTTGTCCCAAGCGATTCGCTGCAGCTCCACCATCTCGGCGCTGACCACTAGCTCCGTCTTCTGCAGGTGGTTTACCGCTGCGAACACCTTGGTTAGGTCTGCTGCGCGGTAGTGGGCCAGGCCACGGTCCTGGTCGTCATGGTCTTGGATCGGAACCCGCACCAGGGGCTCGTCGTTATCTATTAGCCCGCCGCCGAATAGCGAATCCCATGGCCGCGGCTGCGTGACCATTGCTGTGTAGCTGGTGCGATAGCTGCGCTCAGGGCAGTTACGGATGAACTCCAGCGCCTCTTCTGATGGCACGACCATCCGTGGCTGGGTGCGGCCGACTCTGTGCCTCACCACCTTGAACAGGCCGGTCTGGGTGATGTGATCGACCAGGAACCCACCGACCTGTAGCCGAGTGATGTCAGTCCACTGCGAGACGGGGATGCCCACCTCGCGCATGAGCTTGATGTCGCTGACTTGGCGACGACTCCAGCCGCTGCGGGTGAGTCTGCGCAGGTGAAGCGGATCGCATTTACCAAAGCGAATCAGCCTGGTTTCTCGCTCAATGGCCCAGCCCACCCCCTGGCAGAACGTGGGGTAACGCATCTTTCTGCTGAGCTGGTCGAGCACCGCCACCAGGGCGACAGCAGCAACGTGGGTTGGGTTGTCGAAATGGTCAAACAGCGGAAGCACCGCCGCGAATTTTCTTGCACTTTTGGGATCAAGCACAAATTCCTCGAAGGCCTTGGCGATGGATCCCGCCACCGGCTCCAGGGTGATGTCGAACAGGGCCTGGCCATAGGGCAGGGCCGACTCCTTGCCGATCTCCTTGATGCGCCTTTGGGCAGCAGCGTGGGCCTCCTTTGCGCGTTTCTTTGCCTTGGCCTCGCGCAATTCCTGCTCCGCCCACGAGCTGTTGATTGCTTGCACGAGTACTAACGCGACTTGCAAGCCGCAAATTATCAACTCCGCCCCCGT